GCTTCCGCTCTTATTTCTGCACCATTTGCAAAACCGTTATCATAACCTCTGAACAAAATAGCACCCAATAAATCATCGTTTAAGGTATTAGACGGAGATGCCTCAATACCTCTTGCTCTCGACAATATTAGACTTGTTCCCGCTCCTGCTGTATTACTATATGTTTCAAGTTTTGCAATAAGAGATGCACCGTCTCTTGTCATGTGGAAAAAAGCAGTTGGTACTGATTGCCCAATTCCCATGTATCCATTATTAAGAATAACAAATCTATCAGTTCCATTTTTTTGTATCCGCAAATCTGATGTACCTGAATTTTGTTCATCATAATCAATAATAAAATCTGTGCCGTCAAAGTATAAACTTGAATCCAAGCCAGTACCAAGACAAAGCTTTATATTGTCAGGTAACAATATTTTTTCGTTTACTGTCAAAATACCTGTTATGGTCGCATCATTACCAATAGTTATGTCATTACCAACAGTTATGTCATTGTCAACAGTTATGTTACTTACTGATAAGTCACCCAACATAGTAACATTACCACTGCTATCAACTTCAAGACAAGGAGTAAGAGTACCATTTAACATTGCACAGAATACAAGCTTTGTATTAACAGGACTCAAGTTTGTATATTCAGCATGTATACACGCTATCCTAACTTCTCGTCCTGAAGAATCCTGTAATTTAAACTCATATCCAGTACCAAGACCAACGTTTATGGTCTTAGTACGAGTACGAGCTGAAATAGGAAAGGCAACTGATGATCCAGTCCTCTCAGATATAAAAGGTTGTGAAATTGCACTCATTATTAATATAAACTCGCTATTGGCCCTAAGTCTGTTGTATATGTTAATGTTAATGTATTCGTTGCAGGTATAGCACCATAAGTCTGACCTGTCAGCTTTCCTGCAACCATATTAGTAGGCAAACACATACCTGTGGTAGCTGTACCATGAGCATTATATCTATCAGTTGTACCATCACATATTTGTGCAACATAATAAGTAGCCGGCCCTAATAATGTAATTGCTCCACCGCTAAAAGGTACTTTTTGATACGCATCAGTTCCAGAACTTGTAACTGCTCCTGTAGCAGAACCAGAAACCAAAGCACCATCAGCATCTAACAACGCCCTATGCCAATCATCAGAAGCAACTGAACCATTAAATACCGATATACCTGTTACACTCATATTACAAGGTATAAACAACTCTGAATAATAAATCTCTGTAACAACAGGAGTTGCATCAATGCCAGAACCAGTAATGCTAACGGGAATTCCTCCAGTATGTACACACCCGGGACGAGCAAGGACAATCGTAGTTCCACCAGCAGGAGCAAGCCCACCAGCAGGCGTAGCAGATGCACTTGCAGTCAAAACACCAGTAAGTGTAGTTGTACCATTTACTGTCAAGTTACCATCAGGATCTATCTCAACACGAGCAGCCACTCCATCATCACCCTGATCCAGAGTTTTAATAACACACTTAGATTTAGCAGAACCTGATGCTGCGCTTGTATAAACCATTTCGATTGTACCAACAGAAATTTCAGATCCATTAGTCTCTTTTATATAAAACTCTAACCCTGTCCCAAGCCCTGCTGCTGGGGTTTGTGTTGTTGAAGTCCTTATTCTTACCGGATATTTAACCGTATTCCCACCAGATGTTTCTGTTTGCATCGGATCTATTCTACCACTCATAATATTTTTCCTTATTATATTTTCTTGTTTCTACGTTTTCTTGTTGGACGTTTTTTTTCTTCAGCATCATCCATTTGTTTTTCTATATCATAACTTGTTGTAACTCCAAATCCTAAAGACTTAGCAATAGCATCAAAACCCTCTTGTTCTCCAGCTATCCATGCTAATAAATTTTGTATTTGTATAGGCAATGAAGATTTTGTTTGACTTATTATAAAAGATGGTATTTGTTGAAACCCAACAGGGCCACGATTCCCATAATCCCATACAACTGTTTTGCCTTTTAGCTTGCCCCACTTAGGATCACCTTTCTTATACTGCCCCTTTCGAGAAGTTTTATATTTGCCTTTCTTATAATCAAAACCTGTAATCTCCGGCAATGTTGTAAACCTTCTTCCAGCCCAGTCTGTACCTTCTAACATTTCAAGAAAGAAACGAGATAAAACACTTCCCTTATGTTTTGCAGAAAGGGTTGTATCTCTTATAAACTTAGCTGGATCACGAAAATGACCGAACAAAGAGAAGTATTTTCTTTCTTTTGATTTACCACCAAGAAACTTATAAAGACCAGTTATATTAAGGTCTGCCCACTTAAATCTACCTTGTTTCCATGCAAGTTTAAACTCTTCTTCTATTTCATCGAGATCAAACCCAGACATCAACAAATTACCGAAAACAGTTAAAAGAGTTCCTTTTGTAAGAATGCCAGCCCAAAACTTCTGATACATTCTTGTCTCTGCTCTTCCTCCAGCATTAACAGCTTTTACCATTGTACGAATATTACTTTCTGTCCAATCAGGAGCTAATGCAAACAATCTAAAAATATGTTGCAATGTAGGATTTCGTCCAATTTTTTGTAAATTCAACCCACCGAAATCATCATTTATAAGATTCGCTACCCGTTCTGCAATTTTATTAGGATCATCTTTTGGATGTTTCTTTAGTTCGTTTCTATACTCTATAGCAAAAGATTTAGCTTTTAGTCCTGCTCCTAATTCTCCAAACAAGAAATTTGCTTGTTTATCTCTTAGGTCAAGAATTTTATCTTTTACAACTTTGGTTACTTTCATCTTGTCTAAAAGTTCACCAATCTTAGTCTTCTCTTTTAACAAGTCAGCATTCCAATCCTGAAGGACTCCAAGAGTTAATCCATTTCTAACACCTAAGACAATTATTGGATCAAGTGCTTCTATAGAACTTAAACCACTTTTATAAGCAGTTCTAATATTCATCTCTTTGAAGGTCTTATGGTTTGTACCAAAATAGTATGATCGCAAAAAAGCCATGTGATGAAATAGACTTGTTTGTAAGATAACTGATTTGATGATTGCATTATATTTAGTAAGTGTATCAAACCCAGGGACTCCACGTAAAAATGATTGACCCAGAATGTTGTTTATGTCTTTTGCTATATACTCAGGAGCATACAATTCTTTACGCTCAAACATATTGCCTTTGTCATCAACAAAGAAATTCTTGCCACCTTTTTGCTTAGTTTTTATGCCTATGATTTTCTCTTTTTGTAAAATCTTTTTCTCTATAGTCTTTATCTTGTTTTCATTGTTACCTTTAGACTTCTTTATAGAGTTAATAGCATTGGAAGCTTCACCCTCGCTGAAACCTCTTTCCATCATTGCGTGCATCGCAATCATTTCAAGTTTAGCAAGCGGTGAAGAGTCTTCTGTTTTGATCTCATTCTTTATTTGTTCATCTATTTGTTTTATTACAGAGATTATAGGTGTTGCTTCTAATTCGCCTGACCACTGCCAAGTTTTCATGTTTGGATGATCCAAACGTTTATATCCATCTAATTCAACCGTTGATATGATAGGATTACCATCTATATCTCTTGCTTGCATCATTCTTTTAACGAAGTTTTTATCTTCTATAGTACGTCCTATTTCTTCTTTTAATATACTATAATTGTTTGTTGCTCCTTCTATTTTTAGATTAAATCCACTAGCCCAACCTTCAATTATTGTATCAAAAGATCTTTTCTTAGCATGTTTTGTTTTAGTCCCAAACACTTTACCTAAGAATGTTTTCTTGTCTTTGGGGAAATCCCAAACTCTACCAGCATAATTATCTAAAACATTTCTGATTACTCCTACATCAAGAGCTTCAAGTCCTAAATTGTCATAAGCCTTAGATATTTTCTCTGCAATCTTTTTTACATTAGCTGGCAAATTCTCAGATAGTTCAACTATTTCTTTTTGTCTATCTGTCAGCTTACTCCAGAACTTCTTTTTGTGAGAAGGGTTTCTTTTAGAATCTATATACAACTGCATAGCAAAATCGAGATCCTTTGTCTTCTTCGATACGTCCTTCTGTAATCCAACTACAGACTTCACATCCTCTATTAAAGAATCCTTCTTTTTGCCTTCAACCTCTGTTCTTAATTCTTTTTGAAACACTTTCCCTTCAACTACAGTTCTAAATGCTCTCTCAAACCTTTTCCCTAACCACGACCATCTTAATCTATTATATGCTTTTTCTAAAGAAGGCGAATCAGGTATATCTAATGGACTTCTTTTAGTTTTTGGCGGTCTTGGTGGTGTAGCAGATCCATCTGATATATCTGAACTAATATCTGTCATCCTCTTAGAATTAGTTTCTTTTGATTTATTAGTCTTTTGACTTTCAAGAGGTTCAACATTTTTAATCTCAGATTCAGGTTCTTCAACCTTCTGCTTCTCTTTAATCTTCTCCTTAACCTCTTTAGCCTGTTCACCAAGTTTCTTGCGTTTTTGAGCAGCGAGTTCTTCCGCACCTAATGGCTCTGCTTGTACACCTTCTATCTCTATTGTTTTTTGATTTTTTATAACATCTAAATTAATAATGCCAATATTTTCTTTATTGTTTTCTTTTACAATAAATCCATCATATTTTTTACTCTTTAACCATTCTTGAAAATCTACATCTTCTATTGCATCAAAATCTCCTTGCAATACACCTTTTGCATGAGTATAAGAATCTTCTACAGAAACTCCTTTGTTAATTAGAAAATTCTCGAAATCGACAAATCCAGTATCATTGTCATTTTTGAAATCATCATATCTCCATATTTTTGCAGAGGGAGAGATATAAGCCTTTATTATTCTTTCTCCTTTTGCTCCCTGTGTAAATGACTTTGCAGTCTGTGTGTCTTTTGCAAAAAATACAGGTTGTAATGTTTCTTCTTTGTTTACTCCAGATTTTCTTGTGCGTTTTAATGTATTAAATTCTTTTGTAGTAGAATGATAAACAGGTTCCTGTGTAAGTTCTTGCGCTTTTTCTACAGTTAAATCAGGCAATCCCTGATCCTTTAACGGTCTTACATCAGAAGGTTGAGTTTCGTCTTTGGGTTGTACTTGTGTAGGAGATATAGCAGTAATCCCTCCACCTGTTAGCGCAGAAGGCACAAATGTTTGCAAAAAATCATCAAGAGTGAAGTTATCTTTAATATCCTTTCCAAAAGTCTGTACCTGTCCAATTATAGAGTCTGCATCAGTAGATCCAAAGCGATCCATTATATCCTGAAGAACCTCTGTACTACCCTCGATTACAGCGTTGCCAACAAGAGCCTTTAATCTCTCAATAGCTTTAGGCGGCATCCCTTTCTTTATTACCTTAGCTACTTTAGTCGGGACAATTAAATCCAAAGCTGATTTACCAAGACCAATAGGTATGCCCTGTCCGAGTGCTTTAGCGTCACTACCACCAGATTTCTTAATATTACTTACTGACTCAGTTACGCTTAATGTTATACCAGTAGCAACAGCAGCAGGCGTTGAAACTGTAGCAGTAGCAAGTATAGGAGCCATAGAAGCAACAGCGTTATTAACACCTGAGCGAATAGCGTCCAATCCACTCGCTATATCATCTAAATCTGTACTCGCTATATCAGAGACTAAGGCATCGTCAACGTCCAAGTTAAACTTACCACTAAGAATATAGTCATCGAGATTACTAAATCCCCTTGCTATCTCTTGACCCTTCTGTGCTACATTAGCTACACCTTCACCAAGACCTGTTACGGCTTCTGATGTTCTTGCTATATTCTCTACAGCACCAAGAGTAGCACCTACTTTATCAGCAAGGTCACGAACAGGCACAGCAGCTTGTTGCTTACCAAACTCTTTAAGAAAATCAAGAGTAGTTGCTCTCTCTGGTTCTTCGGCTTCTCCAAAGCGTTCACTGACAATATCTAATCCAAGAGATTTAGCTCGTTCGTTAATCACTTCTGGTTTCCAATTCTTGCCAAGACGTTGTATGCCAGCTTTATTAACTCTGTCAGCCCAAATACTGATAACCTTCTCCTGTTGTTCAGGAGTAGCCGTTATGTACCTTGGATCTTCTATTAAGTTTTTTAAGTTAGGTATTGGCATGATTAGAATATATCAGAAATTCCTGCTTCTTTAAATAATGAATCTTTTTGTTGTTGAATCTTTTTAGCCTCTTCAGTTTCTTCCAATAATTGTTTAGCATCTTCTTTGCTAAAACGTTTTCCTGAATAACGTTTAGTCGCTTCTTTTGTAGGAGTCAAAATTACAGGATCATTAGCAAACTGAACACCTTCTTCTTTTATAGCACCTAAGCGTTCTGCTACTTGTTTCGCTGTGTCTCCTGCTTTTACTCTTTTTATGAGAAGATCGACTTCTCTATGGCTTAAATTATCCCTGTTTTGTTCTATATCATTTTTAAGCCTATTTGTATTTTTAGAAAAGTTCAAAAATCTTTCATTCTCTAATCTATCAATCTTAGTTTGTTTTAATTGTAAATTTGCTTCTTTCAAACTTTGACTTAAAGGATCTGGTTGTTTATTAGCAATTCTATCATTAATAGAACGTTGCCGTACATTTGCACCTAATTGACCGAGTATAGTCCTAAGCGTAGAACCTTCTTGACCTTGCTGTGCTAATTCTCTTGATAGAGATCTATCCTTAGCTGATTCTTTTCTTGATAAGTTGCTTGCACCTGTTATTCCTGCTTGATTTCTTATTTCTTTCACTTGTTCTGTCATATCTTTTAGAAACGCCACCTTCGCATTGCTTTCACGAGGATCTACTACTGGTGGATCTTGCACAAACTGCCTAAGACCTCCACCTGAACTGACACCCATTAGTTGTCCGGGGCCACGAGGGGGAAGAAATTTGTTCTTTTCTATAGCCCCGGATGCTAATCCTTGAATAGTTCTTGATACAGCATCTATAATTATTTGAGCAAGCATTCCACCACCGCTACCACCTTTGCCTCCCATTCCACCAAGCATTCCACCACCACCAGAACTACCACCCGATCCGCCCATACTACCTAAAAGTCCACCAAGAAATCCACCTCCTCCACCTGAACCTCCTACGCTACTACCGCTTCGTCCTCCTCCTATACCGCCACCACTTATTAAATCAAATAATCCAGCCATAATTAATTTCCTTTATTCAAATAAAGATCCTATACGTCCACCTATAGTTCCGCCATGTTCTTTTGATGCACTACCAAAACCACCCCAACCTAAAGCACCACCGTATTCTCCAAGACTGGAACCTAATTTATTAAACATTCTTGTTGGCCCACTACCCTTATTTGCTCTTTCTGCTCTTGCAGCAGCTAATTCAGCAGCAGCCTGTTGTTGCTCTATTTGAAATTGATTATAAGGTACTGTTCCAAATTCCATCTGCTGTTGTTGTGCAAAAGGTTGGAATGATTGAGCAAACTGTGTATTCGGTGCGGATCTTACTGTTTGTCTACCTAATAAAGAAGCAATAGGATCAAGTTGAGTCTGAGCGTTTAACTGTAATAAAGCTGACGCTGAATTTCTTCTATCGGCTTTTAATGCTTCAGAATATGATCCCTTTGCTAATGCTTCAGCAGACACAGCAGAATTACCAAATTCAGTCCCCCTTGCTGTTTGCGCACTTCTTATTGATTGCTCTAATAACCGATTCTGTTCTCCTGAAAGTTGCCCACCAAGAGCTAACTCATCACCTACCTGACGATTTAATTCATCTCTTAATGCAGCATCTTCAGGATTTAACTTTCTATCTAATTCAGTTAATAATGGGCCATATTGTTCTAATAATTGTTGATCTATTTCAGCATTCTCTCCTGCAAATAGTCCACCAAACTCCTTGAAAACATCTAAAGCACTTTGTGTTTGAGTTCGTTGTAATTCTTCTTGATCCTGAGATGATTCTTGTTGTGCTTTTATTAAATCTTGTACTTGACTGAAAGCTGTAGGCGGCAGAACTCCCAAATCCCTAAAACTTTTATCAGCAGTAGCAAATAGTGGGTTTGAAGAAATCTTTTCTGGAGTTAAATTAAGGCTTTTTACGCTATCTTTTATTACACTTTTTGCAGAAGTAGAAGTTAATCCATGAAAGTTTCCTGATGCTGCACGTGTAGAAAGATCTTCTATTTGTTCTGTTGTAGCAGTTCCGTCTTTTATCCCTGCAATTACAGAGTTTACTTCTTTTTTTGCATTATTAAGATTTCTCGCATTTGCTCGTTGTGTATTCTTTCCCATTATGCCACCCTCATTCCCAAGACGTAAACATTACAGTTGCAATCAGTGGATTTTACTGAAGTAATCCTTAAAGTTCCCCCAGCTGCAATTTCATATTCTGAATCATCTATTGTATCAACAACAAACCTTGTATGATCTGCTATATTTAGATCTATTGGATCAGATATGTCATTTCCAGAACTTAGATTTTTAACTGTAACAGTATCTCCTGCTCCTCCGGTCGTTATCTTAAAACCCCAAATATCTATTATTCTTGTTTTATGTGTTAAGGTTACATCTGTATGACCAGCTATGTTTAGAATCTCTATTCTATGGAGTACCGGAAAACCTCCTATTACATTATCATCAGCTATAGATCCCGCTACTGTACCGTCTAAAGCATTTGCAGCTATCTTCGCCTGAGTAACAGCGGTTGCAGCCAATTTGCCAGTAGTGACCGCAAGATCATTTATCTTTGCTGTAGTAACCTGTAAATCACCTATATTCGCTGTATCAACTGTACCCGAAAGAGATGATACCCTTCCTTCTGAAAAGGCTTTATTCAGATCAGAAAGCTTGAAAACATCAGGGTTGCTTTCGTCCCAAATAAAACCAGCTTCTAATGTAAATATTAAAGCCATTATATGAATCCTTTATTTCCAAATTTTTGTGTTACGCCTTCTAAAACTATATTCTTTAATGCAATTCGCCCCTGTTTGTTCTCTATTTTTCCCCTGACTCTAGAGGATAGCACGTTTGCAAATAATAGTTCTGTTCGTTCAACTTCTTTATTTAACGTAATCCCCGCAACAGGAATAGTTATCCCGGCAACAGGTATAGTTAATGGACTGTAATTCTTTCGTCCCGGATCATCGTGATCGTCATTTGTATTTGTATTAACATAATCAACATGATTCGATATATCATATTTAGTCTCATCATAAGTCCTGTCAGTAAACTCTATTTCTTCATTATTATTAGGCGAAATAAAGGATGCAGAAACTTTTGGGTCGTGGTGTATAAGTGTCAATTCGCCCTGTCCAACTTTAACATTGGAAGCGTCATTGCTGAACATATCACGGGTAATAAGAGTAGACTCTATTTCTGATTCAGCAGTTGGAGATGACCAATTTGGACTATTAACTAAAGTCCCTATAATTCGTGAATCATTAGAAGCTGTAGTGGTTATTCCTGTACCTTCATTTAATGGTAAGTGCGCAAATAATGCTTCACGGCCAGAACCAGTTAAAGTTCCGTCAAAGTTTTGAAATGACAAATATTTTATATTAAATAAAGCTGAAACGGTATACCTGCTACCAATACTAACTCGATTTAATGCTTGTGAGAAATCTGTAATCCATTTCGTTTTATCATTTCCAGCAGCGGTCAAAAAAGTCTGGTCCACTTTTTTTGTATCAATATATATAGAAGGTTCTGTCCCATCTTGAACAATTGAAACAAGATACCATTTCCCTACACCTAAAGCTGCATCTATTCGCAAATCCCACTGAGCTACACTGTTACTAATAAAAGTAGCCCTAAGTAGCATATTTGATTTTGTATGTATATAAAGAGAATCAACAGAGCTGGCACTTCCTCCAACAAGTTCTATTATAGCGGCTGTTGCAGCACTATCATATTTTATTTTAAATTCTATTGTTCCAGTGCTTCCAGAAATAGAAGTATATAATGACACAAGATCTAAATTTATATATTGGTTAGTTGCATTTATATTTATATAATATTCACCGTTAAAAACAAAATCTTTATCGTTCTCGCTGCTCAATAGATGTAAAATTTCTCCTTCGAAACCTATGGCATGGATTCTAATCTCTTTATTATAGCGGTACAATGTTAATCGTTTGAATCTGTATATAGCTAATTCGGTACTTGCGTCATATAAATTGCCTGAAGAATCCCTTAACCGCCAAATACCTGACCAACTTTTAGACAACAAATCATAAACAAGAATAGCGTTTGGTTCATCAGAATGATCTATTGGTACAGCTATCAAATAATAATTATCAAATAACACAGCAGATGATTTTGAAATATGCGCCTGATTTATTCTATTCGTCAGCTTTGATATGTTATTTGATAATGGTACATCTACTAATTGCATTTCGTTTAATTCAGTCAATCCAAGTGTCATAAGTCCTCTTTGGCTCCAAAAGAAAACATCAGAACCAACAGGAACGACACTATGTTCCGCTACACAGCCAAAGTCACCTTGAATAAACTCTACTTGAAGATCGTCTGAAGCATTATCTATCAAATCAGGAGAATTAGCACCTGTGACAATAGATATAGAACGTTCCTTAAGAACAATTATGATCCCTTTTCCAAAGTCTTGCAGTTTTATTATTTTTTGTCCATCACCTTTCGTTACATCGATGGTATTATTTGTGGTATCTATTTCTTCAGAAAAGGAATCATAAACATTCAATTGATCTACACCTGTTACTGTCCATAAACGATTATACGCATAAATACCTGTATGCGCCCCGAACATTGTATCAAGTGTTGAAGCTTCAGGTACATCTTCTATTTCATCATTTATATCGCCACTCCATCTCCATACAGTTCTATCATCTCCCCTAAAAATATAAATATAATTCAACGCTTGAATAAAAGAAACATTATCAGTTGCAACAAGGGTTTCAGGCAATGTCATACTTACTGGTTCAAATGGATACTCCTGGCGATAAATCTTTCCGCCCTGAGCAATTAGCATTGTTTCTTTGAAAGTTGTATCAATAGGCTTCCTATAAACCCCGAACCCTTGAAACTCTTCACCTGAAACAGCTTCTCTTGATAAGCGACTACCTCGTCTTGTCTTCGCATTGCCGTCTCTGAATTCTATATTCTCAGCATAGCTAACTGCATTCTCAGGTATTTTATCCGGTGATAAAACATCTACCATGCCACCTGAATAATTTGATACACTATCAACCACGGTTTACTCCTGTTACGGTTACATCAAAATTATCATTATGAAAATCCATAAGACCTGAAGCCGGACGAATGACTATGTTTTTGGAATTCTTTGTATTCTCTTCTAATAACGCGGTCTTTATAGCATCCTGTCCCTTGGCTCGTTCATTGTTTGCATTTGGGTGTCCAGTCCAGTCCATGACTTCGGCTGTAGTAAAATGAATTACAGCAGATTCTAATCTTGGTATATTCAAAGAGTCATTGTCAGAAACCAACCGCTCGAATTTACGAGTACACATAATAGTAACAGTCGTTGATTCATCTACTACAGGATTAAGCTGGATACGCTTGTAATATGATTGATATTCATCAGGGCCAATTCGGCCAAGTTCAGTTGTGCCATTGGCTGCATAGATAATAACCGTGCCAGTTGTAAGCGGTTTAGATATCTTAATAACATCACCGGCATCAAAAGAAGCAGTAGTTGAAACAAGAGTTGTTCCGTTCAAATCATTTTCTTCAACAGAAGGATGATCTGAGGTTAAACCTTCAATCCTTATGGTCAAAGCAGAAGCTGTTTCGTCTGATACCGAAGAACTTTTAAACTGTATAACTCCATCAGCAGAAGCATCTACAAACAAAGCAGAAGAAGGATAGTGGATATAACCACTTGATGTATTAAGTCCATTGCTCGCTGTATCAAAAGAAGCTGGATCATAATTGAATGTTTGTAATTCTCCTAAAGGCAACAATGGATTTGTGTCTCGTCTAACAGCCCTAACAGAATCAACATATCTTGGTAAGGTAACAATTCCATCAGAAGTTGTAACATCTAAATTGAATAACTTTATATCATCCCAACCATAAGAATTAAACATTTTTTTGTACTCAATATTCAAACGGTCAAGTATATAAGTTTTTACAGAACTCTTTATCTGAGTCCGTTTTCCTACATGCGCAGCTTCAGCAACAACGTTAATAATATCTATTACTTGCATAATCCTTTCCTTATATAAAAGGGGGCAGGCTGATTCCTACCCCCACCGTATCGGGATTACATTAAACGTCTACATATTCAGCAGTAACCTGCATCTCATGTGCAACACCATCCCCTGCTTCTAAGTGCAATGCAACAGGAAATCCGGGTTTACCACTAAAAATAGCAGCATTATCACCGCCATCAAAAACCTTCGTGGCTGCACCGATAATCTCTGTATATACATCTTCCGCCAAAATACAATGTGCTTCATTGCCGACAGCTGCTGCATTTTGCGGATCATTTTCCCCGTCACAAGGAAGAGCATCATCAATGTCAATTTTGCCTGCGGTTCCACCACCAACAGAACTAATCATCAATAACTGCCATGCACCTAAACGATCCAAGAATCTTGGAGTATCAAGTTTAAGCAACAACCAATCATTCGCGTCTATGGCTTCACCATTAAGCGTATCATTTACACCTGCATCACCATTCAAGATAAACGAATCACCATTAGCAGTTACAGCCGTTGATACTGCTGTTTTTGTTTTGTTTCCAGGTGCGAACATGCGAAGATCAGAAGTTGCATGACAACCAACAACCCGCAAATAACGGATCACTATTTGTTTACCTGCTTTGCGTGGAATTGTTATTACATTATCTACATCACTTGCTCCGGTTGTTACATTGGCTGACCAAAATTTACCCATAATATTTCTCCTTCTGTTATTAGAAGATTAAGGGGGAGGTGCTATACCTCCCCCAAGTTAATTTAGATACTGTCAATATCAGTATGATACCGAGTTGTACCTGCAATATTTAATCCATGTCTACGGATCAAAGTATGTGATTTGAAAGGTATACGAAAACCAATAGTAGTTTCAATACCGGTTTTAGTAATATCCTGAATCTTCATTTTCGGTTTTAGTCTTGATTTACCAGCAAGATCAACATAACCAAATGCGTTTTTACCAAAGACATGTGACCAATGTACACGACCAGCATCAACACGAGCAGCAGCAGTACCACTTGCTTCTGGAAGATTAGAACGATATTCATCATCTTGCAATGCCCATCTGAAACCTTCAAAGGTAGGTAGATTCGCATTCTGAAAAGATTCTGAAGTAAGATTGCCATGACGCTTTACGATATCACGAAAATCTTTACTATCATCCATTAATTGATTCTTTACGGCATCAGAAATAACAGCATTATACATACCATTAATCTTCGGAACCCGCCCATTTTCCATTGCAGAACGAGCAATTTTGAAATCGTTCATAGTTACATATGAAGATTCTCTGAGATCAGCATAAGTGCCTTCATAACCATTACCAGCATAAATAGTTTTGAACGGAGACGGGATAGTCCCTGTAGCAAAAGAATTCTTATCAACGGGCTGATTAACAAAACTGTCATTAGTTAAACGATGAACATAACGTTTTACCAATGTAGTAAATTCATCAAAAGCCAAAGATAAAAGTTCCGTGGGATCAGTATCAACCAGGAAATGACCGAGACTGATATAATGTGAAATCTCATCTAACGGAGCCTGAAGGACAGTTGCACTAAACGTTTCACCCGAAGAAGGTTCAGTTGATTGATCGTAAGTCAATGGCCCTGAATCAGAAGCGGATGTAACTGTTGGTGAGAAGTTTTCGAAGTAACGAAATTCAATGAATTGACCATTGTTTTTCGGGATTGTTGCGGTTACACCATTAGAATTATTAGCCAGTGGAGTATCAAAAGATCTCCGTGGCAAACTCATTAATTTGCGTGTAAAGTATTTCTGTACTGCACCTGAAAGTGATGTGGTATTGTCAGCAGCCATAATATATTCCTCATATTATGCCCCCATCGATTCTTGCCAAGATTGTCTGAATTCGTCTTCCGGTGAAATATCACCAGCTTTATTACTGTTGGAAGATGAATAACTTCCTTGTGAACTCTGAGGGCTATTATTTAAGTTTAGTTCTTGTTTTAGTTTTTCGTTTTCAAGTTTTAACTTATCTACCTCAGAAGCTTTTCCTGCTTGTTCCTTTAATGCTAAATGCTGTAACACTAATAACGGAGCTTTTGC